CCAGCACCGAGGGCTTGAGTTGTTGAATCTACTTGTACTGGTGGTCCAATTCCAGCAGTACCAATACCTCCATCATCACCATCTGAACCAGCACCACCTCCACCACCAACACCAGCGATGATAAGTGATCCACGTTTTATTAATGAAGATGCTCCTCCACCTCCACCAGCATTAACTCCATGACCATCACCACCTTGACCACCATTACCAGAGTTATAATCCTGTGAAGCACCAGATCTATTATTCTGTGCTTCTGGCCAAGGACTTACACCAATTGCTTGTCCTGCTCTATTTCCTATCTCTACACTCCATACCTGTGATTGGAATGTACCTAATTCTCCACTAACTAAATCAACCTGTAAATATCCACCAGATGATCCTTGATAATTACCTCTATGTGCTCTTCCTCCCTTAGCACCCCACATTGTAAATGTTGCACTGGTAGGATTAGAAATCAAATTAGTATCAGGGAATGTTGTTGTTGGTGCAGTAGTAGAACCACCAGTACAATTTGCTCTTGACTCTGCTACTACATTATTAGTTCCTGCATCTTTAATTTCAAATGCAAGTCCACCAGGATTATCACCCCAAGTATTATTATTAACACTACCAGTATTTCTGACTCTAAATGTTACTCTATTCAATCCTGCATCACATGGTCCAACTGTAACATTTGTAGATGGTGTGTTAGAACCAGTAGCAGCTGCATTCCATGTACCCATAGAATTTTCTGCACCTGTCCAATACATAGTGGCTTCATTATCACATGCAAACTCAACATCATATGAATTACCGCCACTAGCATTTATTTCTATTCCACATTCTATCCAATCACCATAATAAGGATCTGGATTACTTAATCCTGGAAATGTTTTATATATTGCATGATCCTTCATAAACTGAGACCATACACCCTGTGTTCCTGTTGATAACTGTGCTGTTCCTATTGCTGTCCAATTTCTAGTATATAATCCAACAGTAAGATCTAATGTTTGATCATATGTACCAGTCTGTCCACCTACCAATACGTTAACACCATTAGATCCAGATGAATAAGGATCAACAGTAGCTAATGCTCCGTTACCTCCACCTTGAGGATCATTTGGATACTGTGAATATAACCAACCTGGAGAAGTTGGAGCATTTGCTCCCGTTTGACCAGCAGCACCCGTAGCTCCACCAATCACATTAACTGATCCATTATTAACAGCTGTGCCACCTATTCCACCAGTTCCACCACCCATTCCAACATTTCCTTGGCCACCACCGCCACCACCTACTACTAAATCAACCTCTGCTCCATCACCAACCTTTATCCTACTTCCAGTACCCTGATTACCTGCTGTTGTACCAGCAGCACCTGATCCACCACCAGCAAATACTTCATATATTAATTTGTCTGGAGCACCAGTTATATTTCCTAAATTTATACTATAATTTCCTGGTGTAGTATATGTCCATTCATTAGAATAATCATATATTGGAGTACCACCTGTATTAACAGTTCTTCCACCAATAACAGATGATCCACTGAATTTTCTAAAGACTGGACTGGGTATAAAAGTTTGGAATACATATGTTCCTACACCACTAGTACCTGAAGCAAGATACTTTTGTTCTGATGCTGTTACAGTTGGGTCTTGAATTGTTCCAGGACCACCAGCACCACCAGCATAATCAAGTACATCATATGTACCAACAGTATTATCTGTATTTGGTTGTCTTAATAATCCATGACTATGTGTAAAGACCTGTCCAGTTGTAGGATACCATCTTGTTATTCTTCCTGTTCCTTCACGATAATCTTGTTGGTATCTATCACCACTAGCCTCTTGAATCCATGAGTTAGTACCTGCTTGTGCATGATAAACTGTATGACTATGTTGTTGAGCACCAGAGAGTTTAGTCTCTCTCATACTTATCTCAACTGTCTGCTGTCCTATTATAGTACACTCTGTAGTTTCAACTACATTCTCATATCCAGAAGTAACTATCCTACCTAATGAAAAATAATCATCTTGTAATGTCTTATCTAAGTACCATCCACCACCTGTAGTACCCACACCCATTGAAGAGTTTGCTATAGTTGGTGAGTTCTGACCCCATACAGGGCCATTACCAACTACTTTCTTGGCAACCATATCAGGAACTTTAAATGTTCCCATTAATGTATCACCTAAAAAATCTAATACATTATTCTGAGTTATACCTTCTAATGATCCATCATTAGGATTGATTCTTGCTTGAACTGTAGCTTGAGTAGATGCACCACCACCACTAAGAACTACATTAGGTACAGTAGTATATCCAGATCCTTGTTCAAATACTGTAAGAGATATTACTACACCATTTGCAACAGTTGCAGTTGCAGTTGCAGTAGTTCCTCCTGAAGTTGATGGGGGATCAATAGTTACAGTTGGAGCACTTGTATATCCTACACCTCCTGTTAATATATCTAATCCATTACTAGCAGTTCCACCATAATCATTACCAATTATTTCAAATAATCCTGGATAATCATTTATATTATATTCTGTACCATCACAATATAAGTATCCCTCATGTGTATAAGCTGGATCATCACCACCTTGATATGCATTACCACTATTTTCAGTTAATGCTGGAAATGCAGCTGCACCTGCTTTAATAAAACTATGGTCATAAGAATTTGCACCAGCCTTAAGGTTAGGCACAATAGCACCTATAGGTGTTGTGTCTGTTAAGATATCTGTTAGATATCCTGTCCTTGCATTTCTATAAGTCTGGGTCATCTTTATATCTTAATTAAGTATTCCATTACAATAAAAGGAGCAGCAGCAGAATCAATTGATACTGAAGAATCAACTCCTATAGACATAGTTGTAGATAAATTCTCTGGTGGAATTGATATAGCAGCAGTCTTTACTTTATATGTATGATCTCCTTTAACAATATCAACACGATGGTTATGTGATGTAGGATCAATTCCACCTTCTCTAGGTAAATCAAGAGTATCTGTCATCTCATTATCACAATCTGGAGTACATGAATTACTATTAACATCTAAGTTAGATTGTAATGGTAATACATCATATAAACTATTTCCTGCATAATCATCAGGAACTCCTTGAGCACCCTGAACATATGTTACTGGAACAGTCAATGATGAAGTTGCTAAGTTACCACAACCACCAGGCGTTCCAACAAGACAAACATATGTTAAAATTAACCAAATTCTACTAGCATTACAATATCTTGCTAGATTCTGTCCATCAGCAGAACCAGCGAGATCAAATCTATTCATACTATAACTGGAGTTACTAATACAGTTATATGTGTATTGAGATCCAGCACCAAATATACAATGTCCGTAATAAACAGTCTGTTGTAATCCTAATGCTTGAATAGATGTAGGTCCACCATTATCACCTGGACTCCATTTATCTATTGCTTTACATGGTTCTTGAGCACTACCTGGTGGTTGTGCAGGATCATTATTATATCTTGTTGCATCCAACCAATCTTGAATAGGAACAGTAGATGCATTTCTTCTACCAGTTCTACCAGCTCCTATAGGATTTTGTGAATTTGTTTCGTTGGTCTGTAAGTTTCTTGCTCTATTCCATGTACCAAAGTGAGCATGAGGATGTACAGCATTTTCTTCTACACCTTCACTATCAGTTCTATGTGTTTCACCAGCATAATTCCATGATGGTTTACCACGAACTTCTATCTCTTGGCTGGGAACACTAATTGAACCAGAATATTGTATGGTAACATTTTCACCAATAGCAGATGCAATTTCTACACCAATACCACCTCTACTTATCTCAGTACCTAGAGCATTGGTAGTTCTTATATTATCATACACACCAGCATTAGCACCAGAAGTAGGCTCTGGATACTTAGATCCAAAGTCAGGAACCATGAACTGATCATCTGTTATAAAATCAAATGCAGTATTATCAAGATTTCTTCTAAGAAACTTAGTCTGTTCACCTGTTCCTAATATAGCAGCAAGTTGTGGATAATCCTCTGCATAATATATTGTACCATCACACCTTAAATATCCAGCTGGTAAATTTCTAACGTTGGTAGTCTCTTCAGGTGGTCCCTCATACTCAACTGGCCAAATAATTATTTGACCTGTAAGATTACCATACTTTGATTTTTCTTTTCCGTATAGTACTGTCATTAGTATGCCTTAATGAGAAATGTACAAGTTGCTGATGGTTGAGTTACGTCCGCAGAAATATTTAGAGCATTTTCAAGACTATCTGCCTGTAATGCTGATCCATCAGCATCACTAGCAGTGTGTGATGGTGGCCCTGACATAGATCCCATGCCTTGAGAAATTTCAAAACTACCATGATTATGCGATTTAAAGGCTTGGTTTAATGGATCTTTGTTAGTAGCACTCAAGTTCATACTTGTTGGCCAAGTACCATTCTTGAATACTAAATTTCTTGTTCCACTAGCAAGGGTCTGTTGGTTTAGTGTAATTTCATAGACACCACCACCAATATCTTCAATGGTTTGTACCCATGTTCCCTCCCTTAAGTATGTATATTTCTGATCATTATCAGCATCAACAATATACATTAACGGAGTGATCATATCATATTGATACCACCAATCTACATTTTGTGTACCAGTAGGATCACCATATACTCTTCTTATATCTGTACCTGCTGGTAACTGGAATTTATTAGTACTAGCAGTAATAGTAACACTATTAACTGTGAATACTGGTGAGGTTTCTGGATCGTCCACCAATCCATCAGCTCTTACAGGTGCTCCTGTATCATATCCAAAGAAGTTAGGTCTATTCCTAGTCTCCATTGGTCTTGGGAACATACCTGTATGACATGGTGTTGCATGTGAATCTTCTGGAGTTATATCAACCATATCAGCAGTATCATACCTACCAAATACAGTCTGTGTATAAGTCTCTGTTGCTTGACCTGATCCTCTATTTGTTCCTCTCCAGTTGGATGCACCAGCTGGGATATTATTCCAATAGTTCTTTCCTGTGCTATCCTGAACATATTCCCTAAATGAATCCATCATAGGTAATGTATGTTCTTTATTAGCATCACCATAAAATGTTAAATTTGTAGCACCATTACTCCATGTTGTAGGTTGTGCTTCTTCAAGAGCACAAGTATTTGGACCTCTACTTACGTTACAATGAATAGTAGCACTACCAGTCATGGTAATACCTAAGTCAGTTCTAAAATTCATAACACCAACATCAGTTGGGTTTACAGATGGAATAGTATCAGAGTGACCGTGTGCTGGTGTATGGTTAATACCCAACTTACGATTCAATGTATGAACAGTTTCTAAGAAATCTGGTGCTTGTAGAGTAATATCACTAAATTTAAAATATAAATTACCTGCTATGTTAAGACTAAAATCTATATCAGATGTGGCCTCATATGTGGTAGAGATAATAGTAGTCTCACCATAATCACTAACTAAACTACCAACAACAGTTGCAGCATCAGACTGACCCATTTGATATGCTGGTTGATCAAGATGGAACCTCTCTAAGTCCATCAATACACTTGCTGATAACTGAGGTAATCTAAATGTTGCTGCTGTAGCAATATAAGGGAACTGATAATGATTACCACCACCATCAGTCATGTCACCTCCATAAGTATCACCAATAACAGATGCTAATAATGGATAATCAGATGCAGGTAGTGTAGATCCATCACAAACAATCCAACCTTTAGGTATATTGGATGCGAGGAAACCAGTTCCTCCATCACCACCCCAAGGTAGGATAGTTCCTATCTTGGCGGTTCTCATACTTTTTAGTGAATCGTAATG